GCGGCGTCTCGCTGTGGGTGGGCTTGGCCGTCACCTTGTAGGTCAGGGCATCTTCCAGCGGCTCGTCACGATTGAAGCCGGTGATGACGCAGTCGGCCTTCAGCCCCTGACTGCCGTTCTCGGTAAGATCGCCGTCCAGGACTTGCAGGCCAATCTTGCTGCCATTGAGCCAGGCGTCGCGGATGGTGGCGAAGGTGGTATCGCTCGGATCATCGATGATCTCGAACTCGATGCTGACCTCTTTGAGCCCGGCCGCGACGGTCTTCCAGCCGCCGCCGCCCCGGCTGCTGACGTCCGCCTCGCTGCGGCCGAGGTTCAACGTGACGTTGCGGGCGTTCTTGACCTCGTTGAACGTGCCGCTCTGCCCGGTGGCGGCCACATAGATCTTCGCGTCGATGCCGACTTTCGCGCCCATTGCATCTTCTCCCTGCGGCGATCCACGCCGCTTGCTACTTCACCGACCCGCCCCAGAATGCGGGCAGACGGTCCTTGACCTTCTCCAATGCCGGCCGCATGAACGGCCGGCGGGGATACTGTTCACGTCTGTACCGGCCCCCGAACTCGTGGGCCTTGCCGGACGTGCCAGCGACCTCGACATCCGGGCCCATCACGACCGATTGCCTGGCCTTCTCGACGGCGTACTTGATGGCGTTGCGCAACCGTCCCTTGCGTGTGTGCGGGGCCGTGCCCGGCGGCGAAGCCTTGGCGCCCTTACGGATCGAATGCCGCGCCTGAAGGCGAATCGCCGCGCCGGCATGACCCAGGCTGGTGATGTTTCCCTTCTTCACCGCCCGCATCACCTTGCCGCCGTCGAACTTCGTCTTGACCTTCACGCCCACCATGCCCTCATCCCTTCGTCGCTCCGTCGCTTTGTCGCTCCGTCGCTTCCATAAATGACAACCTCAGCCTCGCCAGGGCCGGCTTCTGGTGAATGCAGTCCTCCAGCGTCCAGCCATAGGTGCCGTAGTGTGTCAGCCGCAGACCCGGATCGGCCACCACACGGATCCCCGCCTTCCTCGCCCTGTGGCAGAAGGCATAGTCCTCGCCCAGATACCGCGGCCCCGACGGGTCGGGCACGATCATGGGCGCGAAGTACGGCACCAGCGCCGCCAACTCGATCTGCGGGAAGCACAGCGGCAAGGCGAACCGCCGCTCGATGGCCTCATACACCTCCGCCCGCGTGTAGAGGAACCCACACGGCAGGTACTGCACGTCTATGGGCTGGGCCTCCGGCTCGAACAGGATGCTCTCGGTTCCCGGCAACTGGGCACAGGCGATCTCATTCACGCCCTTCTTGGCATACACCCCGCCAACCAGCAGCAGGCCATGGCTGCGGATACGCTGCACATCGTCGACGGCGAAGCCCACGTCCGAGTCGATCCACAGGAGTTCCCGATAGCCGGCCTTCAGCGCCTGCGTGGCCAGTCGGCTGCGCGAGGCGTCGATGGATGACTGGCCGAAGGCCCGATGCACACGCACACCCGCGCGTTCCAGCGCCCGCAGGCTCTCATCCACCTGCGGGAATATCCGCTCCTGGCACGGCACAATCACGATCATGGTTTCGGGATGGTCCATTGCCCGCCTTCCTCACATTGCCGACGTAATCAGGCCGTTGGTCACCGTGTAGGTTGTGCCATTCACCGTGAACGTGCCCGACCAGCCCGTGGTCTTGTCACTGTTGACCGCGCCCGAGGCGATATGCCCGCTGTACACCGAGCCGGAAGCTATGGCGTTGCTCGTCACAGCGCTCTGGCTCAGATGGCTGGAATAGATGGCCCCGCTGGCGATGGCATCCGATACCACCGCGCCGGCTGATAGGGCGCTGGAGGTCACGACGCCATAGCCAAAGTGCTCGGCCTGAATTGCGTTGTAGGCGATATGCTCCGACGCGACGGCACGGATCGAAATGGCCTGGTATGTCACCGCCCCCGACCCCAGGTGCCCCGACTGGATGGCGCCGCCGGCGATGGCATCGGCACCGACGGCACCACTGGCGATGGCGCTGCCGCCGACGGCGCCGCTGGCAATCGAGCCGCTGGTGATCTGGCCGCTAGAGTCCACGTTGACGACGCGCCGATACGTCGAGCCATCGCCCACGTCATCCAGGCTGGCCGGGCTGCCGAAGATTTTGACGATAGTGCCGTATCCCATCACCAGGTTCCTCCAACCACCGTGACTACGTCGCCACTGTTGCCCTTCACCTGGATACTCGACAGGTCGATCCGCTGGAACTCATGCCACTCAGACGGCTGCCACAACACCTCATTGGCGCCCTCGGCCTTGAACCACACCGGGCCGCTGTTGGTGGGTGGGCACGAGATAGTCACCGACGCCACCGTCTTGACCGGCGCTAATGGCTGGTAGCTGCCGGTCACCACGATCTGTCTCTGGATGACGTTGTTCATGGCTTCACCTGCACACTCGGAACGTCAGTGTCAGGACGCTGGTGAACACCTGCTTGGTCTCCAGGTGCTCGGGCGAATAGACCGGCACGTTCTCGGTCTTCACCCACACCGCCGCGGCCACCCCTGTGCCCACCGTCAGCCGCCGCAGCCGCAACAGGTCGGCAATCCGCTCCACCAGCGCCATCAGGCCATCCAGTTCCGCGTTGTCGTTTGGCACGACCTTCTTCTGCACGGCCACATCGACGCTCACATCGTGTTGGTTGGCATTTCGGCCCAGGCTGGTGATCTCGATGCCCTTGGGAACGACGCTCACCCGCAACGTCTTCAACTCCGCCAGGTCGAACACCGGCCGGTAGTGCCGCGCGGCATTCAACGGCGGATCGAAGCCGGCGGCAGGAGCGTTCAGCTCCGCCACCACGGCATCGGCGATCTGGACCAGCAGCGACATGGCGGCTTCCTTTTCAGTTGGCTTGCCCGACGGCAACGACGGGGCGGGTGGTCGGGTAGTCTGTTCGCTTGCCTCCTGACAGCACGCACCGCCCATTGATGAGCCATTGCAGCGGGTTTCACGGCTCGGCGACCGGCACGCATCCGCTCAGCACCAGGGCCAGCAGGCCCAGACACCATGCCGGCGCGCGCCTGGCCATCGCTCGGATCGCTTTTCCGCCGTCCCGCGCCATGGCTACTTGCCTTCCTCCGCGTCCCACGCATCGCCGAACAGGCTGATGGCCTCGGCGATATCGGCGGCGCTGAGTGTCCTGCCGTCGGCCAGCGTCACCGTCTCCTTGGCCACGGCACTGAACCGCCGGGTGACGATCCCGGTCGGTCGCACGAACGCCTGCCCATCAACCACCACCGCCCGCTGGCGATGGAACTGGATGGTGGGGTCTTCGCCCCGGGGCGTGTCGATCACCACCAGCCTGGTCCGTGCGGTCGGGGTCGGGGTCACTACTTGCTCGTTCTGCTCGGACATTCATCTCTCCCTTCGTCGCTACGTGCCTCCGTCGCTTCGTCGCTTCACTTACGTGTCCGGCCGAGTGTTTCACGGACTGCCCCGCGCCTGGTGCTGGCCTTCCAGCGTGGCCAGCCGCCGCTCGACGGCCTGGTACTCGACCCGCAGGCCGCGCGACTCGAAGATCATCTCGTCCAGCCGCTTTTCCAGGCTGTCGAGCTTCGCGGTGACCACGCCCCACTGGATGGTGATGGCCACCAGGGCCGAGAGCGCCGTCAGCAGCACGCCGGCCCAGCCCGCCCACTCAATTCGTTTCCTTGCATCGCTGAGGATCATGGCGTTGTCTCCACCTGTGTGCTGTGGACCCGCAACGTCTTGCGGTACGGGTCGCTGTAGCGCCAGCACGGCTCATCGCCGACGGACACCACCTCGTACACGAACGTCTGGCCGTCCTGGCTCTCGCTGATCCGGTCGCCCTTCGCCGGCAACACCCGCTGGCCGTCCAGCACGAGGTCGGCGGCCAGAATCAGGTAATCCCGCGACTCGACCTTCAGCACCGCCCCGGCCCCGTCATCCAACTCGAAGACGGTCCTGCCGACCGTGGCCGCGACGGCAACCGACCGCTCGCCGCGCTGGTACGTGACCGGCCGGCTGGCGTGCCGTGTTCGCTGGTCTTCCAGCCAGGCCGAGGCTTGTTCGAGCAGGTCCACGCTTCTCTCCCTCCGCTACTGGTTGAGCCGCACGCGCACCGTGGCGTCGGCGTCGGCCGCCGCTTTGACGGCCTTGCCCAGCAGCTTGTTGCCGCTCGACGTCGTCGTGGCCTGCTGCGCCGCGGCGTTCCAATACACCGTCGCGCCGGCGGCGATGGCGGTGCCGCTGCCAGTCGCTTTGGGGCAGTCGAAGACGCCCTTGACCGCCAGGCTGCCCAGCGTGTTGGCGGGGATGGCGCGCTTGGCCACACCGACCAGTTCGCCCTGGACCACCACCGCCCCGGCCGCCACATCCGCCGTCGGGGTGTAGTCGATTGCTTCGCCCTCATGCACATAAGTCGCCATTGGCTCATCCTCCGCTTACGCTTCGCCCTTGCTCTTGAGCCCGCCACGTGGGTCCTGAAGGCTGACGCCGAAATCATGGAAGCCGCGCATCCGCACGCCGAGCACGTTGAAGTCCGCCTCCGCCGTCTCGATCACCGGCGACTCCTGGCCGTTGAGGAACGCCACCTCGATGACCGGCAGGTCCGCCGGGTCGGCCAGCAAGTACCACGCCTTGGCGCTGGAGCCGGCGTAGGCCGCGTTGGCCAAGTAGCGACTGACCTCCACGCGGAACTTGCCGACGTGCGGGTTGGCGATGGGGTACTTGGTGCTGGAGGTCGTGTCCCGAATCTCCAGGCTCTTGTAGAGCTGCGTGCCCATGGCCGACAGGGCCGTCGGCACCAGCACCACGGCGGGCATGACCCCGATGGGCTTGCCGTCCGAGTCCACCTGGTCCATGAAGGCCACCTCGGCCTTGGTGAGGCCGTCGATGGAGAGGACCGTGTCCGCGCCGCTCAGGTAGTTCTTGTTGCCGGCGGTGAAGAACGCGGCGTTGTTCAGGAACGTGGTCCAGAACACGTCGTTGATCTTGAGGCCGCTGCCGCGCCCGAGTTTCCTCGGAACCAGCGTGATCGCGCCCAGGTCGTCGTTGATGATGTCCCGCCGGTCGATGGAGAGCATCAGGCCGTAGGTGTCGGCCTTGTTGGTGTAGGACTCGTTGCCCAGCGTCCCGTGCTTGAGTTCCCCACCCGGGGCCACGATCTCGTACTGGTCCTTGCCGATGAGCCGGTACGACGTGACCGTCTTGAAGTCCGGCACGTTCCGCACGGCGCAGATGTTCCGCCAGGTCCGCTCGACGCTGAAGAACCCCTCCAGCAGGAACTTGTTGGCGACGTTGGAGAGGATGCCGCCGATGTCCACCGTCGAGAAGCCCGCGGCCTGGACCTGGCGGCCGAAGGCGTAGCGCAGGGCCTCGCGGCTGTCGCGGAAGGAACGCTCCGGGTAGCCGTTGGCCCAGGCGGCCTCGAGGAAGAGTTCCTGGAGGCCGATGCCGCCCCGGAACCGCCTCTCGGCCTGCTCCAGCACCTCCTCGTGGTAGTGCTTCTCCGGTTCGGCCAGCTTGGCCGTCAGGACGCACGCCGCCTCCAGCGTCGCCGCGTCGCACGACCGGCTGCGGTCGCGCTGGGCCGCGATATGCACGTCAGCCTGCGGGCGGCTCTCGCGCATGGCCTTGAGGACCTTCTGGCTGGTCTCCTCGACCGTCCAGCCCAGGCGGATCGCGTCGCGCTCGATGCGCGGGAACTCGCCCGCGCAGACCTCCTGGATGGCCGCCACGCGCTCGCGCTCGGTGCGAACGGCGTTGGCCGCCTCCTCGCGGGCATTCGCCACAGCCTGCACCGCCGCGTCCTGGGATGCGGTCGCCTTCACAACGGCCTGCGGGTTCGCCGCAGGTTTCTTGTCCTTGTCCTCGTGCTCGAAGTCCGGCGGTTCTTTGCCGGCCTCGAACGCCGCCTTGAGTGCGGCCGTCTTCTCCTCGTCCAGCGCGGCGGCGTCGATGCCGTGCTCCTCAAGCCACTTTTCGAAGTCCATGACGTTGCCTCCGTACAGGTTGAACCGTGCCGCGAGCTTCATCCTTGTCGAGGCGTCCGCGCCCACGGCGACGACCGACACCTCCCGCAAGACCGACTTTTTCACGTGGTAGAACGGCCCCTCGTGCTCCCGGCCGTTGACGCTCCGGCGCAAGCGCACCAGGTCCCACTCCAGCACCTCCGCGCCGATGGAGAGTTGCCACTCCGCCCCGGCCCGGGCTTGCTCGACGATGCCCCTGGCCTGACCGCTGGAGGAGAGAATCTCGCCCTCGACCACGAGCGTGTCGCCGTCCACGCGGGCCTTCACCATCCCGACCCGCGCGCCCGTGCGGTTCTCGTGGTTGGTCAGGAGCGGCACCGTGTCGGGAACCTCCACGCCCGCGAGGTCCACCACCACCGGGTGCCGCCAGCCGGGCAGGCGCATCTTGCCGCCCGAGTAGGCCACGCCCATCACGCGGATGCGGCCGGTCGGGCCTTCGCCGCTTGCGGCCTCGACGACCAGGAACTCTTCGCCTTGCTCGGCCAGAGACTCCGCCGCGCCCTCGGCCTTCTCGCCGGCGGGCTCGAAGAGGATGGGCTTGTGCCCGTGCTCATTCAGCCACGCCTTGGCCTCGGCGACGCTGAACTTGGCCGCGTCGAAGCGGATGGCCTGGAGCTCGGCCTTGCCGTCGGCGGTGATGCCCCAGACGGCGTGGATGCCCGGGCCGAACTTATCGTTCTCCCGGCGGAAGCGCTCGTAGTGCGACGGGTCCTTCAGGCGCGCACTGTGTTCAGTGGGATAAGGCATGCGCCGCCTCCTCCATCTCCCCGGGGGATAGGTCTTCTGCGTCTCGCGCAGGGAGCGCAGCCGCGGGCTTGGCGCTCGGCTCCGGCAGACCCAGTTCGCGCATCAGGTTCATCTCGCGGGCACGCTGGCGCAGTTCCGCCTCCCAGTCCTTGCCCTGGCGGGCGTACTCGTGGGCGAGCGTCGTGGTGTGGTTCTTGAGGCGCGTCTCCTGGGCGCTGGCCTCCTTGGCCGGGTCCACGTGCTCCATCCCGTCCCAGAACCACTGGTGGTCGGGCAGCACGCGCCCGCCAATCGGCCCCGCCGAACCTGCCTGCCGGTCAGGTAGGTCGAAGACGAACTGCCCGCCGGCCTCCAGGGCATACTCCCACAGCCACGCGGCCAGCACGCGGTCGAGGACCTTCTCGGCCATGAAGGCCTGGTCCACGCGGATGGACTTGTAGTAGGTCTGGTGGTCGAGG